TGGACACTGTTGCAGAGACAGATGACGGTGACGGCGCAGACAATGAGGATGATGACAAAAAAGAGATTGCACAGCTCAAGCCAACATTGGCAAAGAGACTGGCAAAAGAACTGCGAAAAACAAACCGCAGCACTAACTTGACCCTACAATTATTAAATACAATTGAGAGGGAAAAAAAGAGAGGGGGTGAAAATATAAATGACTAAAGAGGAAATTGAAGCGAAAGCAAAAGCTGACGCAGAACTTGAGGAAAAACAAGCAATGGAGACCATTGTTGAGGCAGTCACAGAGAAGTCTGTGCCTAAAATTATTGAGCAGTTAAAAGCCAATAAACCTCTCCGCAAAGATATTTTTGGAAGTGGAGACACTGACACCAAAGATGCAGAGTATCTTACTAAAAAGCAAGATGCAGCGGATTACTTGAAAGCCTTGGTTGGAAAAGACAGCGCGAAAACTAAAGCATTATCATCTGGTGTAAGTACCAGCGGTAGTGAGCTTGTCCCAACCTATGTGTCTGACCAGATAATCACAGTAGCGCAAAAGTACGGTCTTGTACGAAAGTACGGGAGAAGTTGGCCCATGCAGGGCGTAAACGAAAACGTACCAACTATGTCAACAGTCCAAGCATATCGTTTGGCAGGTGACACAGCAGCCGTTACTGCATCCCAACCAACCACCGGCGCAGTCCAATTGAGGGCTAAAACCGTTGGTGTTATTGTCCCCGTGTCCAAAGTGTTATTGCAAAATGCAACATCAAATGTTGTTGATGCTATAACTATGCTTGCCGGTAAGGCTATTGCAAAACTTGAAGACCAATGGGGCTTTTTGGGTCTGGGTGTTGGTGAGGGTGTCTTCCAAACCGTTGGTGTCCCAGTAGTGACCATGGCTAATACCATGACGACCTACAACAAAATAACAGCCGAAAATCTGTTAGATTGTATGGATGCCATTGATGAGAACTTCTTGGGTGATAGCATGAGATGGATTATGTCTCTCTCTGTGCTAAATAACTTGAGGAGACTACGCAGTGTAGTTGGCTCTGATAAACAGGGCTTCTTATTGCAAAGTTTGGGTGGGACATTACCGCCTACACTCTGGGATTTACCGTTTGACACAAGCGCAGTTATGCCGAAGAACAGCACAGGGTCACAACCCGGTACGAAGTTTTTGGCATTAGTTGATTACGACAATCTCATCCACGGTGATGCTATGCAGTACACCATGGAAATTAGCGACCAAGCCACTATCACAGACAGTGATGGCGAGACTTTGATTAACCTATTCCAACAGAATATGGTTGCAATCAAAATCTGGGGCTTGATTGACATTGAGTTGTCTAACCCAACAAAAGCGTTTGCTATACTGGAAACAGCAGCGTCTTAACGGGCAGCCAAGTTTATGTACTAACTTGTCAGTGCATTACTCAACAAGTCCTAATGGGTTTGAGCGGAAAACAACCCAAATGCAAGAAGTGTAACCACGCAGACGCGGGTGCAATCCCCGCATCTTGCACAAAGATAATTGCTGTTTGACATGGGTTGAGGGTTTGTTTGACAATTGCTTGGGCAGGGCAATTGTCCACTTCCTTTTGCTCTCAACCCTTGTCAGATAACAATTTTTATAATCAAAGGCGGTGATATTTTATGACCAAAGTAATTGTTGACCGTACAGGATTTTGTGCAGGGTCTCACTATGAGGCCGGTGTACCAGTGGAGTTACCAGATGAGGTTGTTGTGGCTCTTGGCGCACATGCAAAAGTTGTTGGCGGTGCTAAACTAGCCCCGGCAAACGCCCCGGTTATAAAAGCAGCCAAACCAAAAAAGAACAGAATGATTGCAGCAGCCCCAGTAAATAAAGGGCTTGACTAAAAATGTATAAGTCAGTGCAAAAAAGCTAATATAATAAAACTATGGCAGCAACTTTTGAGTTTGAAGAAGACAACGGCGCACAAACGGGAAGCCCCACAAAGGGGACAACCCGTACTGCTGCGCGTACAGAGTGCAATTGGAAAAACATTGACGATAGCACCACGGCATACAGCTCAAGCCCCATAACAGCGGGCAATAACTCATATCAAAAAAATCAGTTTGGTCATTTTAGTGGCTCATTTAACCAGATAAGTGCAGGGCTTTTTGCTCATACAGCAGGGACACTCACAAACATGACGCTCAAAGGTGTACCGGCTTGCTCAACGGCTGCTGGCCCATACTCATACGTTACACCGTCAACCGGCGCAGATGCCGGATTGACCACAGACATGACCACAGCGGTTGCAATTGGCTCTGGGGTAGCAGTTTGGTTTACACCAACAAGCCCAGAGATTGCATCACACGCAGCCACAATGACCTCAAACCCTTGCTATACCAATTGGCTTACAACGCAATTACAGACAACTGCCAGTGCAGCAGCCGGGGACACACCCAGCCAAACACTGACGTTGCAATATAATGAAAACTAAAAATATGACTAAACAAAAAACAATCATAATCTTTTGCGCAAACTGCCAAGCAGAGACACCCCATACTGGGGAAGTTGACCTCAATGGTGAGCTGGTCTTTACTTGCACAACCCCGGATTGTGGCAGGTTTGTCAAACTTCCGGCAGACATGACCGCTGATGAGGCCAGAGCGTATTTTGTAGCTCACAAAGAGGCAAACATTGGTCAGGTATCAGTTGAGAAGTCAGCAACATTACTTGACGACATAATGAATGGTGAAGCAGAGCCGGACACAGCACCAGTTGATGCGACCCCGGCAGCCGAGGGCGAAACGCCAGCAGAATAAAATCATAATCTGCGCAATACAATGCGCCCCAGCAATACAATGCTATGTTAAAACTAAAATATCTTTTTGAGGCAACATTTAACACAGGCGTGGTTTATAAACAAAACCGCGCAGATACTTCCATTTATACCCCACACACAGTCAATGACAAAGGTGAGCCACAGGGTAAATCTTGTACGTCAGACATCCAAGAGGGCATTGATAAATTGGCAATTGATAAGTTTGTGCTGATTGAGCAAGGCTTATTGGCTGACAATAAATGGTCAGTTGATTTAAAAGACGGGCATTTTGAGCATAACGGTGTGCAGTTTGGCGTACAGGATGACCACCCACTGCCAACATTACCGCCAAAGTTTAAATTGATATACTTCCGCACACGCTATGAGAGCCATACCAGCCCGGCGTTATTTAACAACCCACTAAAAGTTGACCACGTTGGTGGTAAAAAGTGGATAATTACCAACCGCGCAGGTCAAAAAGTGACGTTTGAGAATGTTGATAAAATGTGGACAGAGGACAGTTTTGGGTGGCTTGATGGCATAAAACAAAAAATCTCAAAAGTGTATGTACTGCCATACGTTGCAGCCTACCCAACACTTTATTGTTTGGGTTGGCAATGCACCGTTGCGGGTAAAAATTACCAGCAGGTAGTAACAATACACTAATATGGCAGTCACAAAGAGATTTTATTTAAACAATAACGCAGCCCCATACTCACCGGCGACCCTCAAAGGGAACTGGCAGACAACCACTGGCTTTGTTGATATGCGTTTGGGTAATTTTCCGCTTGGTGCAGCAGCCACCAAAGCTGTGGCAGAAGCGGTGGCCACAAACCCGTATAACGTCTTGCTGGCCCGTTTTGTCTCTGACCCACTGCATACCAATTACCAGTTTACCGCATCCGATACAATCAACTGGGTTTTGGGTTGTCTTGAGGCTTCCGCTGCGTCTTTTCATTTACATATACATGTTTATGTAACTTCCGGGGATGCTGACACCAACCGCGGTACACTTTTAAATGATTATCTTGGTGCAAACGAATGGCCAACCACAGCAACCGGCAAAGGATATGGCGCAATGGCACTGGCCGGCACAGTCAATGCAATGGTGGGTGATAGGATTGTGGTTGAGATTGGTTACGAAAAAACCGGCTCATCAGCAACCTCAAAAACCGGCACAATCAATTATGGCAACCAAGGCGCAACCGATTTAACAGATGGCTCAACTTCCGTAACCACACAACCCGGATGGGTTGAGTTTGTAACTGCGTCAATGGTTTTTCCGGCGACAATAAAAACAACCGGCACTTGGACATCACCATCTGGTTTAACTTTGATTGATGTTGAGGGCTGGGCCGGTGGTGGTGGTGGCCCAAACCCGAATACCGGGCAAAACTCATGTGGCGGTGGTGGTGGTGCGTACTCTGCAAAATACGCAATAACTATTGCCGGCAGCACTGGGTACACAGTAACGGTTGGCACAGCCGGTACTGGGGCAACATCCGGGGGCAATGGTGGCACAGCCGGTGGTGACTCAAAGTTTAACAATGGCACATCTGATGTTATGGTGGCAAAAGGTGGGGATGGTGGCCATATTACCACACAGAGTTACGGTGGTTTGGCAACAAACGGGACAGGAGATATAAAATACTCTGGCGGTAACGGCTATCTGACCGCTTATAACAACAGCGGGCCGGGTGGTGGTGGTGGCGCAGGGAATAAAGCAAACGGTGGCACACCGGGGGTTGATGGCGTGGGTGGCACTGGTGGCTCATGGGGCGGTGGTACTGGCGGTATAGGGTCAGTTGGCGCGCTTTTGGGGGCTGGCGGTGGTAACGCAGATATGGGTGGCAATGGCTCAAACGGTACAGTTGGTATGGTCAACATTTACCCAGCAACCCCACAAACACAGCAAACCCAGACCGGCAAAGCGTTTATAAACGCTCTGACCAAACAATTGCAAACTGCCAAAACCAGAATACAAAAAGCAGTAAACAAAACCCAGCCCGGTAAATCCCGCATACAATTGACCACAGCGAAAACGCAACCGGGTAAATCAAGAATGACTGCGCTGACACAAAGAGCGCAGACTGCATTGGCAAACATAAAAAATAATACACTCAAAACTATTGCCGGTGTTGCCAACATTGCTGCAAGTGGTGTAACCACAACCAAAACTCAAACTGCAATTGCCAGAATACTAAAAGTTGTGGCACAAACAGTCACCGCTGTCACCCGGATAACTACCTCAACGCTGCGCACTGTTACTGGTGTAACCCGCATCACTAAAGTTACGACCCAAGCCCAGACTGCATTGGCACGCATCACCGCGGTCACACAAAGAGCGCAGACTGCACTTGCGCGCATTGGAATAACCACAACCAGAACTCAAGCAGCCAAAGCCAGCATTTTAAAAACAACCTCACAAGCACAAACCGCACTTGCCCGGATAACAAAAGTGGTGGGGCAGACCCAGAGTGCAATTACCAAAATAACAAACGCTGTCACCCGGACAGTTACCGCAGTGGCCCGCGTTACCATTAGCACCTTGCAGACACAATCAGCAAAAAGCCGGGTACTTGTATCAGTTTTGAGGACAACAACCGGCCTAGCGCGTTTGACGGTCTCTGTTTTACGCACAATCACGGCTATAACGCGCATCACAGCCTCAACCACCCGGACACAGACAGCAATTACCCGAATACTAAAAGTGATAAATCAGACCGTACAGGGCATCACACGGGTCACAGCAAGCACACTCAAAACAATTACAGGCACGGCAAGAGTAACTGCAATCACACAAAGAGCGCAGACTGCGTGGGCCAGAATACTGGCAACTGCGCAGCATACGCAGACAGGTCTTGCCCGAATACTCAAAACAGTGACCAAAACTATCACAGGTGTGGCGCGTATTGGTTTGATAACCACCCGGACACAAGCAGCCTTGGCCCGCATCCAACTTGTTACCAGCAAAACAATTGCCGGCATCACGCGCATTGGCTTGGTTACGGCTAAAACTCTCACCGGGATAACCCGCATTGCTTTGATTACTACCAGAGCGCAGCCGGCTATTGCGCGCATCCAACTTATAACCAGTCAAACACTCACTGCGGTCACACGCATCACCAGCGTTGTCATCCGTAACATTGTTGGTGTTGCCCGGATATTGAAAATTGTGACCAGAGTAATTACCGGGGTGGCGCGCATAGCAGTAACCGTTGCGCAAACTATTCCGGGTGTCTCACGCATAATGCAATCTGTTGCTCAACCAATAAACGCAGTGGCACGGGTAACTGCAATGGCAGTGAGGCAATTGACCGGGACAGCGCGCATTGAGATTACAAACTTGGTAAATATCTTTGCTAAAAGCTCACTGGCAGTTTTGGTTGACCGGCTTATTTATGGGCAAACACGCGTCAATGGTTTTACTTGGAAGCGTCAACACGGGTGCGCGCATATCAAGCGTGCATGGGGCTTATTCCGAAAGCGCGGGCCGTTGTACATCCAAGGCCAAAGATTGATGGCAGAGTTGACTGGTGAGCTTTTTGTGTATTCCGGCAAATTGTATAACAAGAGGCCCGGTGACAGTTATAATTAAACTATATGAGCGACACACCAACACCATACATGTACGCAGAGCAGAGTGAGCTTGAGGCTTACTTGGGCGTTACGTTGACCGAGAATGGCGCAAACCAGTTTGCGTTACTTTTGCCGGCCATCATGGATGCGGTTGACCAGTATTGCAACAGGTCTTGGCAGACCACAGAGCAAGATGGTGACGGCATTATCACAGAGTATTTTGATGCAGTTGCAGCAGAGACCGCGCCGTATGCCAATGACACATTTTTTGTTAAACAACCAAAGATTGCGCAAGACCCGGCAGACCCAACTGCACCGCTGGCCAAAGGGATTGTCAGCGTAACCGTTGGTGGCGTGCCATGGGACATGCGGTATGTTTACAGTTATGACACCCACGTTAAATTGTGGTTGAGGCCCATGACCATCATGCTGCCAAACCCGCTTGGGTTTAAAGCCGTTGAGATAAAATATAAATCTGATGCAGCCGGCAATGTACCACCGCTTGTTAAACAGGCTGTCATTGAGTGGATTGCCCGCAAAATCCAAACTTCCGGGGATGCCAACAAAGACCCAAACAGAGTACAGACCGGCACGGTGCAGGTGCAATTTACCACAGACAAAGTTGGTGGCATGCCGGATTTTGTTAAACTTGCGCTTGACCAATACAGGTTGGCAGCAATAGACAGGTTTTAAAAATATGGCAAAATTACCAATAACAGATACATGCGTCATTTACCAATTCCAACGCAGCGGGGACAAAGAGGGGTACAGTGTTGACCCGGTGTACCAAAACGTCAACGTGTCAATCTCACCCACCGGCACAGACATTGCAACCGGCTTTGGTGACGTGCCGAGCTTCCAAGTCTTTGAGGCATTTTTTATGGATGTAACGCTCTCATTGCACAATGGCGATAAAATCAAAACCAGCAATAATCAAGAGTATCTGATTGACGGTATGCCGTTTGTGGTCAATAACCAGTACATGCAATACATCCGTTGTTTAGTAAAGCAGGTGGTATAAATATGGCAGACGAAAACTATCAATTGTCAGTTGACCTAATTGGCGCAGCAGAGTTAAAAGCTGCAATTGCAAACACGCAGTCCGTGGCTACAAAAGCCATTTTGGGTGCGGTCAACAAAGCTGCAATCAAAACAGAGGCATTGGCCAAAGAGTTTGTGCCACATCAGACCGGGACATTGCAGAGGTCAATACATGCGCAGCCGGCAACGGTTACACTCACAAACATTGAGGCCCATGTTGGCACAAACCTTGAGTATGCAAAATACCAAGAGGGTGGCACACGCGCACATCAGGTGGCTGTGGTCAGCAAGCGCGTACTGGCCAATAAAAAGACCGGGCAGATTTTTGGCACGTTTGCCAATATACCGGCCATGGCTGGTAAATACTACATGAAAAAAGCCAAAGAGACAGTTGTGCCATTTTTTACCAATTACATGACGGCAGCAATCAAAACTATACTTGATAATCTGGCGACAACGCCAACTAACTTATGACAGGATATAAAGCAATAAAAGATGCAATTGTGACAATACTTGAGACTGTACCAAGCCTCAAAATTGTCTATGGCAAAGAGGCAAAAGCACTGGCAAACTTCCCGGCTGCATGCGTCAGCGCAAACAGTGATGATGAGGAGTTTAGCAGCATTGGCGCATCCGGCACAAACTTGGTGGTTATCAAACACAACATCCGGGTTTACTTCCGGGTTGACGAAAAAAATGACGCAGATTATGAGGATGTACTTGAGGCTTGTGTTGACGATATAAAACAGGCAATCAGGTCAAACGTAACACTCAACGGCACTTGTGAGTATGCTGCGCCGGCAACGGGTGTCTGGCGTGATGGTGTCAAAGAGACCCCGGTGAGAGTGTACGAAATGACCACCCGCGCAACTGTGCATCTGCGCAGAGATACGGGTGACTTGGTATAGCTTTTTTAAAAATGTATAAGCTGGGGCAAAATTACTAATATAATTGAGACATGAGGTATAAATATCTTGGCACAAGTGAAGTACACATCCCAGAGGTGGGCAAGACAGTTATGCCGGGTGATATTATAGAGACACAAACGCCTATAAATCACACAGACTTTGTGCAGGTGACAACAGATGGCACGCCGGATGTTGACACAACAACAGTACCAGAGCAAACAGAGCATGTTGAAGACAAAACAGGAACGAAAAAAAAAGTTAAACAAGAAGACTAAAAAAATATGAGCGCAGGAATACAATCAGTCATCAGTTTTAAAAAAGAGGTAACTTTTGG